TTATGCTGCTAAATTTGCTTGCATCCTATCCAGCTCAACATCATCGCAAATGTAATACTTAATAGTCACATCCGTACTGCTGTGTCCGAGACGTTTTGAAACGAAAAGCACGTCCTTAGTCCTACGGTATTCTCTCGAAGCGAACGTCTTACGAAACGAATGCACTGTCGCATTAAATTTACAACCGCCAAAAAGTGCAATCTCTTTGACCATATCCTCTATGGATTTATTGCACATCCGTCCTCTTCCACGTAAACCGATAAACACTGCACCTTCCGTGCGATCTCCGATATACTGTTTTAATGCCTGTTTACACCGCTCCGTCATAAAGCAGGTGCGCCACTGTGATGTCTTTTCGCCCCAGATGTGGATTTCTTTATGTGCGAAGTCCAGATTATCAATATCAAGGTTCACGATTTCCCCAACTCTCGGACCAGCGGAAAGCATTAATTCGAACAGAGCGTTTAATCGCAGATCATGACCGATGGATAAGGACGCTCTGGCAATCTCCTCATCTGATAAACGTTCTTTTCTTTTTTGTGGCTGTCGAATCTTATCAATGTCTCTTGACACATCATCCTCGATATGCTTCTTACGATATGCCCATGCAAAGAAACTGCTCATATACTTCTGAATCGTGGAAGCATAAGCCTTAGAGATTTTGTCCTTATGCAGTCTGGTAGCGATGTAATCCATCACGTCCTGCCCGGTGCAGTTGTGATAGTTTAAGCCTGTTTCCGCAAAGAATTTTTTAATAATCGTGATATAGAGCTTAATCGTACTCTGCTTTCTGCCAGTGGCTGTGAGGTCGATTATGTATCGTTTCATAATGTATTCGTTGTCGAAAATCTCTGTAGATGGCAGTGTCTCCGCTGTGGCCAGATTAATGTTGACCAGCTTAAAAGTAATCACGGTCTTAAGGCGGTCGATTCCCTCCGGTGTCAAGTATCCTGTCATCTCATAAACTACATCATTGATTAATTCTGCTTTTGTCATAGCAAATCCCCCTTTACGATCTGGGTAGAAAATGCTATACTTATCTTGCTTAAGGAGTGTGTATAGCACTTTCTAAAGGGCTTGTGTTACCAGCACAGGCTCTTTTTTAATTAGTAGTTACGTACACATGGTCGGAACGTATGTTCTTTAATATGTATTTTTTTACCGGCATATTTCAGCCGGCAATATTTTCAGTATTCAGTTTTTCATAAGTTTATATCCTGGCACCCTGATAGCTCTTGGGCTTCCAACTTTATCGTCTGTTTCCAGTTCTCCATTATCAATCATCCTCATCAGATGATTGTGAACGCTGGATGTGCTACTTAATCCCACCATTTCACCGATTTCTCGAACGGTAGGTGCATACCCATGCTGTTCTATGTACCAGATAATTGCTTTTTTTATCTTTTTTCGAACTTCTGCCCCATGTTCTGTTGTGTGCATTATTCCTCCAAGTTTTTCATCCACTTTTTAAAGTCCTTCACGCAATCATCACATAAATCGTATTGTCTTGAATATCTGCGCAGATCTGACATTATCCCGATTCCTATAATTTTTTCTTTAAGTCCGATTCTTGGGATAATTCTGTAAACTAAATCATTATTTTCATAATTTTTTCCACATCTGTCACATCTTTTTAAGGTCATTTTGTTTTTCCTTTCATCCGTTAAAATTCAGTTTAATTTCCACTCCTCTTCCAAACGCCTATATATTTCTGTGACTCCTGTTTGAATCTTTTTAACATATCAATTAATGCATCTACTTCTGTCAAATCATCAAAAACAATCTCAACTGGATCTTTTTCTTTTAAATCCAATCTTTCTGCGTAAGGAAATGGTTTGATAAAACATTCAAATTTAATATCTCTGCCCTTATGTCTGAGTGTGATTTCATTAACATTTTCTTTGTCACCAATCTTCAATATTTTACCTCCTTGTGAAATGCGAGTTTCAATACTTCACTTTCTATTCCCTTCAAGACGCTCAATTTTATCCTTTTCGTTATCTGCTCTATTAAAAGGAATAACTCTTCCATCTTCGATACAAGTCAACATCACAACATTTGCCTTGTTGTCTATTGCATCAAATTGTTGCTTATGTACTCTGACAGTCCTAATAGAACTAAAATCTACACTAAAACTCATTTTTCTACCTCCATTAAATTCTAATTTAACTACGCAAACCGGAGCTGTCCGGTCTGCTCTGCTTCCATCCTCATGTTCGGTGTTCGTTCCGCAATACACAGTTCTGGCAGATTGGCTCTAACCAATGCTGCTGGTATCGGTGGACACACTGCATTTCCGCATCTTCTGACCTGCTCACTTCTCGGATATGTCTTTCCTGTGTAGTCATGGTCGATTATGTAATCGTCTGGGAATCCCTGGCATCCGTAAAGTTCTTTCGGCTCAAGCATCCTCAATCCTATGTCCACAATCTGGTAATCTACACCCTCAATAGTCACAAGTCCAAATCTATCTCTGGATGTAACTGTATCAAGAGGTTCCTCAATGTCCTGTCCGGTTCCCTGCCCATAATATTTAATTAAAAATGCTCTTACTTCTCCGAAGTGACCATCCCCAGCGGTTATTGTTGGTATAGGATCACGTAAATCTCGCCCATCACAATGGTTATTCATCTGGATAAGATTTGCCGTAACTACACTGTTATGATCCCACGCTGTTACTGTAGGTAGCGGATTTTCTAATGTATCGCCTGCGCCTTTATATCCACCATCGTAGTACTTTTGCAGGAATGATGCGACCAGTCCATATCTGTTTGAGCTGTCCACTGTCATGATCGGATCTTCTATAGTCTGTCCTCTTACTCCATCTTTTGAGGTTTCTGAATGGTACTGGATCAACGTAGGACTTATCAGGCAATGCTCATTTTTACTCACAATGGTTGTAAGCGGCTCCCGGACATCTTTGCTCCGGTCTTTTGTAAAACCTGTCTGTCCGATCTGCACCATATATGGCTCTACAATCCCATACCCATGTTTTCCGGTTATAGTCGGCATCGGCTCTCGAATGTCGTTCGGTCTACGCTCACCACCATGATTGCACTGAATGATAAAAGGTTCTGGATTATCCAAAACGAATTTTTTTAATCCTCTGGCTATCCTGTCCATCGTCTTTTGTGCCAGTGGTCTTACTGCCCGGATTCCATACTTTTCTTTGATTTCCTCGGATGTATCAAAAATGCTCGGACACGGTCGGCTGAAATCAATCTGCGTGTATGCTCCAACGTAAGGTTTTAGCAGTCCGGCTTTTACCGCTTCGCTGTCTGCCGGTCCGTGTGTCGGCTCCGGCCATACAATCGGCTTGCCATCGCACCTTGCGATCATGAAAAATCTCTTACGCATGGTTGGCGCCCCATAATCTGCCGCTACCAACTCCTTGAACTGCACCTCATATCCTAGATCAGTAAGCTGTTGCACAAATTTTTCAAAAGTCCTGCCCTGTTTACTCTTGATCGGATGATGCCGCCTGTTTAACGGTCCCCAGGTTTTAAATTCTTCCACATTCTCCAGCATAATTACTCTCGGTCTTACAAGTCCAGCCCATCTTAAGGCTACCCATGCAAGACCTCTAATGTTTTTATCTTTTGGCTTTCCACCTTTCGCCTTTGAAAAGTGCTTACAGTCCGGTGAGAACCAGGCAAGTCCAACCGGATGCCCATTGCAAGCCTTGACAGGATCAACCGCCCACACGTTTTCACAGTAATGCTTTGTGTTCGGGTGGTTTGCCTTGTGCATTTTAATAGCTTCTGGATCATGATTGATTGCAATATCAACACTGTATCCGGTTGCCAATTCTATTCCCGTGGAAGCGCCGCCCCCACCAGCAAAATTGTCAACTATTAATTCTCCGTTAATCATTTTTTTGAAAGGAACCCGGCGCGCCTTTTATCCGGATAGGTTCCGGCTCCTTTCTTGATTATTTGATAAACTCGTCTATCTCCATTTGATAATATATCTTCTGTTTCCTATTCATTTCATTGCAAAATGCACGATATTCTCTTGTATATTCATAACTATCTTTAAATACATTACATACGGCTGTGTACAAATTTGGCTCATGCTTTTTCAGCACTTCAAGTTCAAATTCAAGGTTTCGCCCACAAGGACAACCACAGCAACCGGTTCTTTTCAAGCCATATTCTGTGTAGCATCTGCTATGTTCAATGCCGTAATGCTGTTCATAACATTTCTTGTCATCATTCGTGTACCAGAATAAAGGTCTGTATTCGTCTTCATTGCCCTCTTTTTGGCTATAGCAATTCTTATAAGACGTCGCCCTTGCTCCGCCCTCTGCTTTCCGTATGCCGGTAATCATCAGATCACACTTTATTCTGCGGGAAATATCTTTCTTTGCCTTTTCGCAACATTTATTCGATATTCGGAATGTTGGCGGGTTTGCAATCAAAAATTCCTTGAGCCATTTATTCCAACTGATATTATTTCTTTTGCCCGGTTTCAAATTGCACCACCACAACAAAGCCGACTTGCATTTTGGATATTCTGCATACAATTCCTCAAATGGTTTATCTTCCCACTTAAAATTATGTTTCTGTAATCTGCTTATAAATTCACTTGCGATCTTATTGCAAAACGGTTGTCCATATGTTGCGCAGGCTTTTGGAATCGTCATTCCGTATTCCCATGCTTCAAACATATCAATCCTTATTCCGTATTTTTCCTCTAAATATTTGATGTGTTCTTTGGTTGCCCTGTATTCCAATCCGGTATTAAAGCAGACATATCGAATTTTATGATGAATATCTACTTTGACGCATATATCAACCATAATGTCGCTATCCGATCCGCCGGAAACAGAACATACTATTGTTTCATACTTACTATTATTGATAATGCTCCATGCCCGAATCAGATTGTCTCCAATCGTTTGATTCTTCGGAACATTAGAAAGTAATTCATCAAGAGAATGCGCTGTGTTTGGATTTGGAGCATATCCACTATCCAAACCAAATTACGCACAAGCATAATTTCCGACCTCTCGACTACGATTAGAACATCATATGTTCCCCAAGTGCTTCGGTCTTACAATCGCAAACTCTCTATCATGTGAAAACTATGTAAGTGCAGGCTCCATTCTGTTTTTCATCATTCTCTTGATATTACGTTTTTCAGCCTTAACGTGCTGTATTTCTGATCGTAGAAAAGCAATTTCCTGCTTGTCTCCAACATCAATGGCGTGTTGAAGCATACACTCATACTCTGTAATCGCTTCGTTGCAGTCGCAAATGTCTTGTTGTGTATAGTCTTTTTGATCTGGGACGCACAAGCAGTCCATGAATGTCAAGATAAAATTATCTCTTCTGTATGCTGCGTCTGTACTGTTCATATTAGTTCCTTTCTGATAGTTTTAATACTGTGCTAAGTAGCACATGATTCCACATTCCGGCATAATCTCCGTATCCATGTTCCCACGATTAGGATCAAGTTCATCGAGATATACCGGTCCATTTTTGTCTTTCAAAATTGAATGCCCAACTTCTCTTTCCAGCTTCGCCCGACTTTCGAATACTTCCGGGAAATCTTTTCTTATCCGATTCCAATATCCCATACCGCCCTTGACGCATCCGATACAGTTGTTGTTCGGATATCCAAGGTCATACATCAAAGGTCGGGCAAAACCAAAAGTCTGTTCAAACAATCCATGTACCTCTTCTTTCGAGAGGTTTCTGTCAATGAGTGGAAATTCGTGTGTAGCTTGCGGATTTGCTTCTATCGTCCTCTCTGCCCGGTTCTTTTCCTTAAGGTCGAATCCCCAGACATAGGTCAATTCACAATCTTTATGCTGTTCTTCCCACTCTTTTCTTACTCGTTTCTTTAGCCAGTTCGTGCAAGGTGCGAATCCATTCGCCGGACTTCTGAATCCTCCGAACGTCCTTACGCAATCCTCTACGCACCTGTACTCACTTGATTTCAGTATCTGGATTTCTTTTCCGATTGCTTTTTCGCAATCCTTAATAAATCTGATACTGTCCTCGTGTTGGTCTGCAATGTCAATGTAAATCCATTCGTCAACATCTCCTGCTAAATATCCAGCCATAAAACTTGATATTCCTGCACTTACCCAACATACTTTTAATTTTTTCATGACAACCACTTAACAGATTGCTCTGTGTCCGTGGATAAAGGAATCTGGCTTACCACTCTGATTTTTTATAACTTCGCCGAATATTTTACGAACCCATTATTCAATCAAACGCATTGTTCATCCTTTTTGTTCTCGCTATTAATCACACCGTTAGCGGTCAACCTTGGTCTACCAAGGCTTCTGTCATTACTCCTTTCTCATTCCATCTGCTTTTAAAATTTCATCTAAGCAGGCATTCCAACCTACGCTCTTTGCATCTGTCCAAAAGTTACTTATGTAGTGATTTTTGTTATGATTAATTTCTCTTTTCTCCGGCAGTTCCCGGAGCGGACACCAATCTGGCTTTCCAACGTTATATGCATCTTCTTGTGTCACACCACATATTAAATTTAATATTGGATTATCTCTTTCGAAAAAGCTACAAGGACAATCAGCACAGCATTCCGGCATATCGTCCATTATCAATATTGCTTTAGGCATTTTTACACTCTTTCCGGTTTCTCACACCGTTCAAATTTTATTACCCACACCCACGGATTAGCATTCCATCCGTAGCGGTCAAGGTCGGATTTCTTGATGGTGGAATCCCATACATCAAAAAAACCAAGTGCTGTTGATGTATAATCGAAACATCCCTCTGCTTCTGCATCATCGTCTGTCATATCCTGCAACCGCTCCACCCGTACATCCGTCACCTTCAGCCAGATTCTCGCCGCTTCTTTCGGCATAAATAATGATTGTTTCCACTCTCCATAGTGACTGAACCATTTATGTACAAATGTGTCATAATCTAATCGGTTTATAGAATCTGTATTTCCGTTTGCAAATTGCAACCTCACATCATCTCCGCCTGCTCTGAATCTTATGTCAGCAGTTGCTTCGTATCGGTGTGCTCGCCAACATTGCCATGTTTCCCTGACATACAGGATATCATCTGTTTGATATGGTGGATTCCATTGTTTGCTTAATTCCTCATCCTTTATATTTTCCGGAAGCTTATATTCTTCGCCCCAAAATTCGTGTGCTCCCCTGTTTGGATATGTCCATTTTCCTATACAACTCTTGTGGCTACCTGCATATGTATAACATAGCCTTGATTGTGGTTGCGGCTTTATCACACGTCTGGTACAAGTCTTCCGTCCGTCCAAAATTGCCCGAACCATTTCCGTGTTGAATAAAATCGGCTTAATTGCCATCTACTCCACCGCCTTTCACGATCTCGATTGCTTTGTCGATTTTAATGCTTTGCCGGTCACCCATAATACTCTCAACCTCTCTGCAGATCGGATTCTTTTCTTTCTCCAACTGTTCCACGACCTTGTCCGGGTCATAGGCGGTCGGCATATTGCTAATCACATCTTTTACTGCATCATAATCTTTCATGCTTTCAAGACGTCCACTTAAGTTGTCTAAAACCATCCCATCATCAATCAGTCTCCCCATCACTCGCCCTCCTGTTCCACGCTTCTATAGCTTTATTCCTGCAAGAATCAATGTTTACAATTGCGGTATCTTCTTTTTTCATATCAGGACAATATCCACTTGCTTGAGCATGGCAATTTTCACACTCGCACCATATTGTAAATCCTATGTATTCTTTTTCTGCCGCTTTTATCTTGCATTCTCCGCCACAAAACGGACATGGCTTCAATTTTTCGTTCATTCTTCATCGCCTCCAAAACTAAATTCAATCCCATCGCTCCAATCGACACCTAACTGTTTACATTTTGCTCTCGTAGATGTACCTCCAGAATGACTGGTTCTGAAAAGAAACAGTTCTTGAACGATACTAAAATATGACATTCTATAATAAAAGCGTTCCACTTCGTCCAACTCCCTAATAGCATCTTCACCATGCACATATTCGTACCATTCCTCGAACTTTCCGACCAACTCCTGCATAAGGCTAATGCAATACTTCAAGATGTGCTTTTCATCGTGGCTCTCCAATTCTTTCTCTGCAATCTGTTTCTCCATCGCCGCCCGGCATTCTTCCGGTGTGCCGATTGCACGATACTGCTTAACTTCTTCCGATACTAATGCCATTTGACATAGTTCTTTATAATTTTTTTCTTTATCATACTCAACTTCTGTGAATGGTTTATCCAACAGAACACATAATAATTCGTACCAGCTTAAACCATGTCGCCTTGCTAATTGCTCTAAAGTCTGTCCACAATGATTTTCCATTGCCTGTTTTTCATGCGGTGCAATTAAATTCCAGTCTATAGATTCATTTGTTCCTAAAATCGGGAATTTTTTCTCACTCATAAATTCTCCTTTCCGTACTGTACCTGTTTCACAGGAATTTTTATATTTTCTGTACCGCTGCTGTACAACACCTCTTAACTTTTACAGACACTTTTCTTAAAAGCCTTGATTTTCCTAGCTTTCTGCTATTTTAAGCGGTGTATTTTCGCATTTTTTGAAAAATTGAAAAACTCACTGTTTATCCGTTCTCTTAAAAGGTGTGTTTTTATGTATTTTCCTCTGAAAAACTCACCGTTTAAAAAGTGACATTTGTTCAAAATTCTCTGTTGCTTCTGGCTGTTCTGGATCACGGAAGGGTGGGGCTTCATCCGGTTTTATAAATCCATTTTTGTCTGGATCTGCTTCGACATGGACTTTTCCGCTCCGCTTCCGGATACCAAGCGAACCTCTGTAATCGTTTTCCTCTGCGAACTTTTTAGCCAGATTGAATTTTCTGTAAACCGCGCTAGGGGGAAGTGTGCCGCCATCATAAAGAACCATCACAACACCGTCTTCCAGCTTTGCGTTGATTCCTTTTTTTTCCAGAAATCTTATAAATTCATCCTTTTCCATGATGCAACATCAACCTCTTTCCTCCGCTCTGTACCCATATGACATTTTTAAAAGCTTCCGTGCATCTTCGCCATTCTTCGTTGAAATTCTCCGGTATCGAAGCTTTATTAATGTTTTCCAACTTCTTTTCGTTTTCTGGATAAATCTTTTCAACTCCAAAAACTTTATTAAGTTTATGCCCGGTATTCGCCGCCTGATAAACCATGGCGGACTTACATCCGAACTCTTTTGTGATCTCGGCTGCTGTCAGATTTTTTCTGTACAATCTGCCCTTATAAAAAATATTAAATCTTGCTGCTTTGCTCATTGTCCCTCCTCGGCATGACTAACGGTTTCGTAGTCAAAGCCCATTTCTCTAATTCGTCCCAGTCATGCTCGCGCTGATGAAAATCGTTAAATTTATTTTTCGTTTCCGACTTTTTCTTTGCCGGATTGTTTTTCTGGTTGAGATACTCTTCGAAGTGTGATGCGTTGAATAGCGTTTTCGGTCTTAAATACTTTTCAAATTCTGTCCCTATCCACTCTTCACATTTTTTATCAACAACCTTGATCATGTCCTCAACCGTAAATCCCTCGTTTGCCCTTGCCGACAATAACCGTTCTGTTGATTCTGAATCTTCCCGAAAATGTGTTCCTGCTTTCTGGTTGAGGTGCGGGATCACTGCCGCACTATATATATTTTTATTATTCTTTATATTTTTTATATTCTTATGTTGTTGGGATTTGGTCGGGCTGTTGTTCGGGATTTGGTCGGTAAGTGGTTCGGGATTCTGTTTGGGATTTGCTTCGGCTGAACCTTGATACTTTTCATAACAAACTACCGTAAACACTGTGTTTCTCGGTGTTGATACCGTGGTAATCACTTCGGTATCTCGCAAATGCTTCACTGCGGTACGCACTTGGTCTACACTTAGGTGAGTTTCAAGCGCAATTTTTGCGATTGACGAAACAAACGAACCTCGTTTAATTACAGTTCCTTTCCACTCCCTATCAACCCAATTTGCTTTCAGCAACATATAAATAAAAATCCTGCTTGTATTAATGTCATCCCAATATTCCCACTCCAGAAAAGACCGATACAGCTTTATATAATTTCCATTCATCCGGTCACCTCTATGTGTGTTTTTATAAATATTTTGTCATGATATCCCTTCTGGACTTTGGCTTTTTCTCATCATCCTTTTTTGTGTTTACGGATGGCTCACTTAAAAAATCCACGTCCCCCTTCAACGACAGTTCATGAGTTGCCTTGAGGTTCTTTTTTATGGTCTCCCGGTTCTCATCTATCCGCTCATAAATGAGGTCTAATCTGGTCTGCGGATAGCTTAACCCGGATGCGCATAAAACCGTTTCTTCTCCGGCTGTCTGGAATGTGTCTACTGGAACACCGAGATCTTTTTCCACATCCGTCATTCTGACATTGCTGCTCATTTCTGCCGTGATATATTTCACAACACGATCCGGTTCGATCGGGGCATAAATGTTGTCCTGAAGCTTTTTAATGACATCCGCACTGTCTGCCGTGCTGTGTAAAATGACAGCCATTCCATGCGCTTTCAGTGCTTCCTGAATCTCTGCCTTGTCGATGTTTCCCTCTACATTCTGGATTCGTTCCGGGATTTCAATGAATGCCGTGAAATCATCTGCAAATGTACGGTTTAATCCGAGTTTATTACCGCTCTCATTGTCCAAAATGAAGCATGAGGAAAGCCCCTCGATCTTCGTCAGTTCCGAAAAGCACTCGTAGGAATTGACATGAGATTTTATGCTTTCGTCAAGAGCCGGTATCACAGTGACAGCTCCGATTGTCTTACCATCGTCCAGAAGCAGGTCACATAACATGGGGCCTGCACCAGAACCAGTGCCGCCGCCGCTCGCAAAGATGATAAAAACAATCTCTGCATCGAGTTTCGCATCCATTTCAGCGGCTATCTGGTCGTAATCGTCGATAACGAGCTGTTTTGCTTTTTTCCGGTCTTTATTACAGCCCTCACCCCCGGTGATATGGTACTTATATTTTGCACCGCTTAATGTTGATAAATCCTCTTCTGACGTGTTCAGATACAGAACACTGAATCCTCTTTCCTCGAAAAGCTGTCCGATGTTACCGCCTGCCTGTCCAATTGCGATAAACGCGATTTTCTTTTTCACTTACTTAATCCTCCTAATTTTCTGCTAAGATGCCTTTTAAGGCTTCCAGACCGGAACTTGTGATAAAAAATGTGTCTGCTCTTCCATCCTTCATGCCTTTTAAAACATATCCTAACGATTCAAATTCTTTTATTTTTTTAAAAACTGTATTCTCCCGATACCCGAAGTCCTCTGATTCGACTATCTCTCTTAATGACATTGCGGAAACGCTGTTGACAGCTTCATTCTGTTTCAGGATTGAGAGAATGAGAAAACCAAGTCTGTTCATGTCCACACCACCATTCTGATTTGTAATGATATGTTCTGATTAACTTTTATTAACTCTGATTTGCTGTGATTTTCTCTGATTAACTTTGACATTCTCTTATAAATCATTCTCCCTTCCTCTCCCGGCGGCTGTTCCGGGAGAATAATCTGGCTTTCAATGTTACAGTCGTGATATATATTCAGTGGATAAACACACATGAATCATTTCTTTACAAAGCAATATGTCTTCTGATCGGTTTTTACAAAATCATACCCATCATTTTCCATTGCCTTGAGCGTGATCGTGCCAGCCAGATACTTCATATAAGTTTCCAGATCGTCTGATTGGGCTATAGGCATATCGAAATCAGATACCCATGCATTGTAGGCAGTAGCATAAAGCTCCGTCAGCGGCACACCATTCGTCCGTGCCTGTTCATATCCTTCATAATAAGAATTTTCCCTGTTAAACACTATTAATCCTCCATGTATTCCGCAAACTCTTCTATGGCACGTCTGCGCACCCTATACACCCATGTCCGGCTGTAGTTCATGCGTTCCGCAACTTTATCCCCTGAAAGTTTCTCGGAGTAAAACATTAAGAGAACTTTAACGTGTTCCAGCGTTTGCATTTTATTTAAAATGTGGTAAATTTCCGCTTTTTTCTTTGCGTACTTTTGAATAAGCTGCTTTTTCTGGTGGTTCAGATGCTCCAGTTCAACAGCGATTTCTTCTACCTGGCTGGTCATTCCGTTTCCAGATGATCCGACTTTGTCATAGGTTATCCCTTTCGGCTGGGCTTTCAGATATGTCATTTTATAATCATCCTCAATCTGACTGATGAGTGAATCTGTGTACGTCAGATTATTTAAAAGCTTTACCGCTTTTAAATATTTTTCTTTTGAAACCGCTTCTGGCATTCCTCCCACTCCTTCTCTCTTTCACGTTTTTCTTTTAAGGTAAGTTCCTGCAATGTCTTATGAGATAAAATCATCTGATCGTTTGCTTTAATAACAAGATGTTCCGGAAATAATCCGTCAATCGGGGGATCACAATGTCTGTCACCGAAAAGCTCCGTTCTCACATTTTCCGGCACTTCACAGAACAGACATACACATTCGGCTATGTATTCCGTAAATACTGCCTTTGCGTATTCCTGCTTTGCGATTGCTTTCATGAAAACTTCCGGCTGTTTATAAAGTTTTTTTATGATTTCCTCATTACTAAGCAAAATTAATCTTTACCTCTCTGAAAAAACGTGTTATTATAATAGAGAAGTGGAGTTATTTAAATTCCTTACAAATCGCACCTGATCGCCAAATCATATATGGGTGCGATTTTTTTATGTCTGAAATGCAATCTTCCAAGCAAATTAAGCCATATCCGGCAAGTGCTATGATAATGCCAATCATGATAATTAAAAGCACTCTGCTGTAAATCAGACCGTCTGAATCGAGTGCACACGCTCCGGTCACAGAGATAAATGCACCGACAGACATGATTATTTTCCCTATTCTCTTCATGGTGAACCTCCCTTCTTAAGTTTTTTAATATCATCTGCATATCCCTCCTTATTCTGGTATTTCTTTTTGTTGAAAGATGATTCGTATTCCTGCAACGTCAGCTAATTTATATAAATCCTCCAATTTTATCTTTTCCGGGTGATTTAAACGTTCCGTTACAGTTCTCTCAGGGATTCCGCTTTTTTTACTGATGTCTTTTGTGTTGAGATTCTTCTGCCGGAATCCACCAGTAAGTGCACCGGCAACGTAATCAAATCTCTTCTGCTGTAAATTTTCACACAAATTTGATTTTGCCATATGGACATCTCCCTCTTTCCTTTTTATTAATTTAGTGCTACGATTTAAAATGAAAATTTGTTAAGTAAGGAGCACAAAATGATTAAAATTCTACTAATTCTTCTGTTTTTAATATATTTTTATTCTATAATCAAATATATTGTTGACATAATGAAAATTTCATCTTGTATAAATACTATTGAAGCTTTTTTAAAATCTGTGAAACCATCTTCCAATGCTTTTTTTATAGGTGATGATTGTAAAAAATTGCTAAACGATGTTCTGGCAAAATATCCAGATATTTGTGATTATCTTTCTATTAATTCTCCATCTCTTGGTTATGGAAAACCAGATTATGAAAATTATAATAATACTCTACGCATTTACGATGAGCTTTTTATGACAAGAAATTTTTTTCAAAAATATTTAAAAAATAGTTTCAATCCTCTTTGTGCTGTAAAAAATTTAATTATTTTACCAAGCACTATCATTAATTGCATGGGTTTCAGAACACCTGCTTCATTTTCAAAAATATTCAATATTTTGGCTTGGGTCGCCACATATTTTTTAAGTATGTATCAGGATGAAATAAAAGCATTTATTAATTCTCTTTTAAAATCTCTGTAATACATAAATAGAGAAGCATAAAAACAGAACTGAACTGGAACTTGTCAAAGCTTAAATTCATAATTCCTGTCATTATGTTTATTAGAATTAATGATATGCAACATGCAATTAAATTTCTTTTCAATTTTTTATCCAACATTTTCCCTCTTTCCTTTTTATGAACTAAGTGCTACCCTGATATAACACATCTCCACCTTCTATAGGTTCTAAGCCAGAGGAGGCTCTTGCTTCGTTTACAGTGGCTTTTCCACTCGAAACGGATTCAAGCACTTTCTCTGCCATGCTTCCAGTTTGATTTTCCTTTTCAATGTCTGCTATGCGTTTGTCTAAATTTTTCATTTCGTATAGCAGATTTTGAAATCGTCTTGCAGTTTCTAGCTTTTCCTCTGAAAAATCCATTTCCTCAATAACATCTACATTTCCATTGTCGAGCATTAAGTTTTCGACTGCTGAAATGATATCCCAAACCTCCTCGTGTGTTCCGTCCGCATTTCTGGTAATGTCATTGTCAAATCCAATGACATCAATGCATCTGGCAATTGCAAATTGATAAATACCGATTAAATTTCTAAAGTTCACACCACACCTCCTAGATCAGCTCCTCAACATTGAATTTTTAATTCAATTATGATTGTCATTTTCCACCCTAAGTGCTACCATTCAGATACAGGCTCTGCCAAGCCGAGTAAATGAAAGGAGATTCGTTATGACTTCTGCTAAAATATATTTTGCTGATAAATCCACGGTAACTGTTTCTGAAGGCGAAATCATTATCCCGGTTGTTCTCTCAGAAGTTTCTGATGAAAAATTCACCTCAATTGCCAAACCGATAGAACTGTACAATCATATTCACGATGGACTTATTCCAGCATTAACAACGGCTTTCTGTTCCTGCTCTTTTTTCTATATTGGCAACAAAACAGATACCGTATATGGAACAGGATCAATCATTAAAATTGAGAATCTGTGACATCCTTTTTCGAAGATAAGCAGCCAGTTCAGGCTCTTTCCATGCAATCTGCCTAATATGATTTTGCATTTGAGCTTTTGGATTGGCTTCTTTCTTCAATTTCTCACATTCTTCAATAACACGTTTTTCAAGATCATTTACCAATAGATCTATCTGATCTGTACTGCTTCCTTCCGAATACATCTCTCTCTCACATTCCTTTTTCATTCCACACCTCCTAGATCAGCTCCTCAAGCTTAACTCCAAATTAATCTGTTAATGCCTTCTAGTTTACATTTTGAAAACTAATAAGGTAAAAAAATAAACTCTTTTGGAAATCCACAAACTGTAGAATACAAAGATAAATCTGCTTCACTCATCTTTGATTTATAGTTTTCCCAATTAGCAATTGTAATTCTTGACACACACATTTTATTTGCTAACTCAGATTGTGAAAGTCCGGCATTAACTCTTACAGCTGCTAGTCTGATTTTTGGTGAACAAGTCATTTTCAGTATCCCTCCTTATCTTTTCTTGTGTAAACAATATTACTCCACATTTTGTAAACTGTCAATACATTTTGAAAACTTTTTTATCATATTAGTTGTATTTTTGTAAACAACATTATATAATGCTGATAGAAAGATGAGGTGATACAATGGGTTCTAATAAATTCGCTGAAATGTTAAAATACTATTTAATGCTCAACGAAAAAACTCAAAAGGATTTATGTGATGACTTAGGATACGATAAATCGACTGTTTCTAGCTGGTGTTCTGGAAATCGTGTTCCTAAGATTGATGTTATTATTGATATTGCGAAATATTTACATGTTAACGTTGGTGATCTTATTGAAGATAACAGACATGATGAAAAATATTATTTAAACGATGAAACCGCAGATATCGCTCAAAAGATTTTTGAAAACAAAGAGTTAAAAGTTCTTTTTGATGCTGCACAGGACGCACAGCCAGAGGATCTTGGCACCGTGTACCAGATGTTACTGGCACTTAAGAGAAAGGAGCGTGGGGACGATAATTGATTATTTTGTGGAGTTAATTAAATTTCCAAATCACAAAGTAAGGGAAGCTGTTACCGAAAACGAAGATGGTACATACACAATCTTTATTGAAGAGACTTTGTCACGCAGTGAACAGCAGGACGCTTTTTTACATGCACTAAAACATATTACCGGGGATGACTTTCGAAAAGAAGATATCCAGAAAATCGAACGCCACGCACACCGGACGGAAGTCTCTGATGAATTGTTCCCTATTGATCTAGAATATGTAAAAGTTGGAATTGCGTAAATAGTGACCAACTATAAGAGGAGAATTATATGTCTAAAAATAAAGATTTTCATGAACAGTGTATAAATTATGTTAATAAACATAACTTATCTCCATTATCTTTAAAAATATACAGAATCATATACTTAATAATAGCCGCTGTTTCATTTATTATTGGAATACCCACTTTATCATTTGGTGGGATAATCTTTATTCCTATTGGAATCCTATGTCTTTATCTTGCAAGTAGATTCAAGAAAATTCTAAACGAATTAAGCAAAACAGCCCCAACTACTTGCTCAAGGATAAATAATGATATTAATTTACAGGATATTAGTACACAACCAGTTGATGAAGTTGTAAAAGTAAATAATTCCTTAACATTTTCTTCACAACCAGTTGAAAATACACCTTGCAGTAAATCTGATGATATTTCTATTGATGACTATAATACAGAAGAATTTCATGTAACTGGAACATCATTCAGAGAAAATGACATTGAATCTATAGGAATCGAAAATTATGAATTTGACTATTCAAGAAAGGATTTTCTCGAAATATTTTCAGAAGGTCAACGTATATACAAATACCTATTCGCACCAAAATCTGTAGTTTTAGAAGAAGAGCCAGATAATAAGTATGATAAAAATGCTATTAAAGTAATTATTGATGGGGTACATGTTGGCTATATAAAAAAAGAAGATTGTATACATGTTAAGCAACTTATTGACTCAAAGAACATCATTTCCATTGATGCTGCTATTTATGGTGGAAAATATCGCTATTATTATGAAGATTATGATGACGATGCAATGGACTATAAAACTCACATAAAGACCGAGAGACATAATTATTCAATTTATATAACTTTAAAATTAAATCATATTTCTTGTAATGGCAGTGTCTGATGAGTTATGTCCTACTGCTCTGGAGCTTGTAAAAATTGGAATTGCGTGAATACTCTGCTTCTAATTTTATACGTATTATTACATAATTATGTTGACATACGTATTGTTACGTGTTACAATATTCTTAGATAAGGAAAGGAGATACAAAAGATGCCAATGACTTCAAGAGAGATGATTACTCATCTCAAAAAGAACGGTTTCGAGATTATCAGTCAAAATGGTTCGCATGTAAAAATGTACAATCCACAGACTGGAAAAACAGTAATTGTTCCTTATCACTGCAAAGACCTTAAAAAGGGTATGGAGCAGGCAATATTGAAACAGGCTGGGTTGAAATAACCCAGCCACCTAAAAAGGAGGCTTTTCTATGAATAAATTATTTTATCCGGCAATTTTTCACGTAGCAGAAGAAGGCGGCTTCTGGATCACATTTCCAGATTTGCCAGAGTGCATGACACAGGGCGACAGTATGCAGGAAGCTTATGAAATGGCTGTTGACGCTTTAGGACTTGCTCTCACAAGCCGTGAACAGGAAAAACAAGACATTCCTGCTGCTTCCGAAGTGAATCAGATTCCGGTTGGAAAAGATGAATACTGTGTCATTATAGAATTTGATATGCTTGCTTATAAAAAGCGTACAAATTCAAAAGCTGTTAAGAAAACTTTGAGCATCCCGGAATGGTTGAATGAAGAGGCTATGTCTCTTGGTATTAATTTTTCACAGGTATTGCAGGAGGCTCTTATGCAGAAGATTGGAGTAAATTTATAAAAAATGTTATCTAAAATTAAAATGCCCCTGGTACTGTAGATACCAGAGGCAAAGCATTGGAATGATACCAACGCCCTGAACAAGCATATTGTATCATTCTAAGGCAGCTATCGCAAGCAGAACAACAGTTCTCTGCTGGCTGTTCTTTTTGTACTCTTTTTTAGGAAGGATGATATTATGGCAAAGAAAAGAATTGGAGAGCTTCCGAGTGGAAGCATCAGGAAAAAAGTTTATTCCCACAGTGAACCATGCTTTGACGAACATGGGAATCCTATTATTGATGAAAAAACCGGGAAACCAAAAATGAAAAAGGTTTATATTTCTATTACCGGTTCATCAGCGGCAGAAGTCAACCGTCAAATCAGTGAATATAAATTAAATAAAAACACACAAAAGAAACCGGATGACATGACTCTTTATGAGGCAATTGATAAATACATATCGGCATCTGATGCAGTTCTCTCTCCCTCCACAATCACCGGTTACCGTGTGATTCAACGAAACGCTTTTCGAACAATTATGCACTTAAAATTATCAAAGATTGACCGGGAAGTACTAAAAGAGGCGGTTAATGAGGAATCAAAACGAATTACGAAAAAACGCAAAGCTCCCATTTCGCCAAAAACTGTATGCAATGAGTATGGTCTGATCGTGACGGTGCTAGATACATATGCGCCAGGAATTGAAACAGATGTCACTCTACCCCAGAAAACAATTACGCAAAATGAAATTTCTACTCCAGATGTAATTTTTCAAATGGTAAAAGGGACGAGCATTGAGCTTCCGGTGCTGCTTGCAATGTGGCTGTCATTCACTGCATCTGAAATCATCGGGCTGAGAAAGTCAAAATCAATTTCTTCGGACGGAAATTATATAACGATAAAAGATGTTATCGTGACTGATGAACACGGAAATCAGGTTGTAAAAAATAAGGGTAAGCAGCCATTGAGACACCGAACTTTGAAAATCCCACCATATATAAAAGAATTAATAGACAAAGTCCCTACAGATCAGATTGTACCGTTGACAGTTCCTGCACTTTCAAAAAGATGGTCACGCCTTGTAGCGCGTTCTGGCATACCTAAAATGACTTTTCATGATTTAAGGCATGTTAATGCGTCCGTGATGGCTTTGCTCATGATTCCGGACAAATATGCGCAGGACAGAGGTGGATGGAAAACAGACAGCATCATGAAGTCGGTTTATCAGCAATCCTTTTCGCAGGAGCGTTTGCTTATAGATCAGCGAATTGATGATTTTATGTCTGAAAAATTGTTCGGAAACACATATGAACAGAAATTTGAAAAAAAATATGAATGTTGGCGGATTTTATTTAACAAAGCGGATACAAAAGAAAATAAAAAACTTTTTTCTCTGTTTTGCACCCAAAATAATGTGTGTTTATAA